AGACCCGCGGCTATTTCAGAGGGCACTGGCCCGACTGCGTCCAGTGTGACATGGGCGGGCGGTAACATTACTACTGCTGCAACCGGGACGCTGACTGCGAGATCTGCCGGTGCGGCGGCTCTGTCATCTACTACTGGGGCGGTCACTGTCTCTGGGCAGACGGGTGTGAGTGCTACCGCTACAACTGGAAATGTGGCTATTACATCTACTGTTGCCGCTGTCAATCTGACCGCTGGGACTACTATGGACATAACTACTGCGGGGACACTGTTGGTAGATAACTCGGTCGGTCATATTCAGATTCAGTCCACCGCAGCAGCGGTGGTAGGGCCCCCAGCTGTCCTTGCTGGATACATTGAGATGTTAGCTGGTCCCTCAACTGGCCAAGCCGGCTTTCTCCTTACAACCCAGTACACTCCAACTGTTGGGCAAGGTGGCCTCGTGGTGACTCCTACCCATGTGTATTTTAACGGTACACAGATCGCATAAAACCCCCGCCCTCTCCAGATGGATAGTGCAACGTTAGTGAGTGCTGGATTGTCAAGCAGCGTGATAGCGGGCTTGATAATCCTCTACAAGATCTTTACTCAGATTCGTGGCCGGCGACTTGTGTCTGATTGCTGCGGGAAGAACTTTGAGGTGGGGATAGATGTTCGTGACATGCCTCGGTCGCCAGATCAAGAAGAAATGCGAATTCGTTTACCTCCGGGGTCTCGGCGGGAAGAGTCCTCTGAAAGTCGGCACGGATCTCGGCCAACATCGCGGCAGCATTCTGAGGAGAGAGGAAGGACAGAATCTGAGCAAATGCATCACTCCGTGCAAGTTGGGGAGGCAAAGATTGCTCCCGAACCCGCTGCTCCAGCCATCTCTGAGTCCATGCAATCTGGCTCTGAGAGAGAGTACCGGCGTAACGCAATATTTTCTTCGCCTCTGACTTCGGAAGTGTAAGTTTCTCGGGTTTGAAGAGAGGTAGTTCGGCGTCTTCAACGGGAGCAGTCTTCTTCTTGGTGATTGGTGACATCCACATTTGACTCTCTATAATAGATGAACACTATTAAAGACTACCCGTTGAGCGACGATGACATACGAACCATCTTGGGCAACGACATCAAGATCATCACCTACCCTATGTTAGGGAAAATGAGGGACATCAGTGAGGCGTTTGACAGCAAGGGGCGCTGCATCATGCTGTATCTTACTCACAGTGAGTCGTCGGGTCACTGGGTGTGTATGCTCAATAAGGGGCGGGAGATAGAGTACTTTGATTCCTATGGGGAGCCACCGGAGGAACCGTTGGAGGAGGTACCGGCAACCCGTCTCCAGCAGATGGATGAGGCCTACCCGTATCTGACGAAGCTCTTCCGGGACAGCGGTAAGCGTGTTAGTTACAACCATCATGCCTTTCAGCAGATGAAGGGGAACATCAACACGTGTGGCCGTCACGCCGTCGTACGCTGTTTGTATGCACCGTACTCTCTGGCAAAGTACAAGAAGATCATGGATTCTACGGGGATGTCCCCGGACACCTTTGTCTCTGCTCTTACTGCGCAGAAGCTCGGTAAATAATCTATAGAAACTGTATAGGATGAGCCGCGGGTACAGTAGTAGTTGGGAGACAGTGGGATCTTCAGCAGACCCCGACGTGCTGTACTATAATGCGTCTATTGTGAATAATAATACGGATGACTTGATCAACGGCTTTGCGTTTGCCGACCCTCTGATCCGATTCAACGAGACGCGTGACAAGGCCATTATCAGCGATGCCTCCAAGTATCAGTTCAGTATTCTGCGGTTTGTGATGAACGGCGGCAACTTGGATCTGCCTCTGTTCATTCCCGCGATCCAGAGCTACACGGGCCAGACGGATCCCAATCTGACGGAGTACGGTGTGGGCATCACACTGCTTGCGCCCCTTACGAACATTGATGGGAGCACAACAGAGTACAAGGTATGCCCTAATCTGACGTATCTTGAATTCACTCCCGAGAACTACAATCCCCAGCTGGCTCCGATCCCCCAGCCCCCTTGCTCTCCCGATTATGTGGGGAACTGGGTGCTGACAAACGCCTACAACGCGGGAGCCATTGTGGACATCAGCGATCAGTCCTACTATCTCCAAGCCACTGCCAATGTGCCAGTGAACACGGCTCTGAACGCAACCTATCTGGATCCCCCCGTCACGGGAGTGCCCAAGCCATACTGGGTGACGGCCAGCCCAGAGCTGGGTCGCCCACAAGATGTTAGTACCCGGTACTACTGGGTGAACAGCTATCAGACGGTGGTGAATATGATGAACACTGCATTGGTGCAAGCGAACTTTTCCTTGTACAGCAGTCTGTTACTCGGATGGATTGCTCATGGGGCGGGGAACACAGACTTGAATTTTCCATACACGTTTGACACATTCAGTTTAGCATTCCCCCCTCCAGTGATGAGCTATGACATTGCATCCGGTCTGTTCAGCATCTCTTATCCCGATGTGTATCTGAATCCTAATGGCTCTTTTACACGGATCGGTCTATGGTTCAACGCGAACACCTACGGCTTGTTTGCTAACTTCCCCAGCCAGTACTACAACACCCCAACTGGTGATGGCACGTTGGGCCCAGTGTTAGTCCCTCCACCCGGCCCCTTTCTCCCCGGCTATGCTTACCGGATGTCGGTGCAGTATCTGGGGCTGGGGTCTAACGTCATTGACATCAGTGGTGCATATCCCCCGGTGACCTATGCCGGCCGCTACTTCATCAAGATGACTCAAGAGTACGAATCTACCAGCTCGCTGTGGAGCCCGGTGGATAGCATTGTCTTCACCAGTAACTTTCTGCCACTCCAGAACGAGCAGACGGCGCCACCCAATGCATACGGTAACGGTAACGTGGGTAACTCTGCTGCAGTGAGCAAGAGCGCTTTCCAGCCCATCATCACGGACATCGCCAATGATCTGGCTGTGGATCCTACGGGGTACCGCAAGATGATCTACTACGCCCCGACGGCCGAGTACCGCATGGGCGACTTCCAGAACTCCAAGACCGAGATCAAGAACATTGACATCCAGCTGTTCTGGAAGAACCGTCTCAACAACCAGCTTTACCCGATCTCTATGTACAACTTGTCCAGTGTATCCTTCAAGATGATGTTCCGCAAGAAGAACGCGCTGATGGGTATGGCCAAGAGCGAGCGTACCGGCTACTAATTCCCTCATTCCGGCATCACTTTGATCCGAAGATGTGCGAAATAAAATGTCATGAGAAGGTATAAGATGTCTGCCGATATCCAGAAGGAGTCAGTGTTTGATGATCGCATCATCCAGCATCCCCCACGCTATGCAGTGGAGAAGGGTGCTCTGTCTCTGACTAACGCCCCTTTCAACGCGATCGCGGCGACCCAGTCCCAGCAGACCTTCAACATTTACGTCCCCTCCGAGAACGTGTTTGTGGATCGCGCTCTCCGGTGGAGCGGCACTGCTTTCATGCAGCTGTCTGCCACCGCCAGTGCCGCCTTTCTGAACGCTGCATCCGCAAGTGCAGCGGATGACTACCTTGTCCCCATGCTGGACTACGGGAGCGATGTGGCCCTGGCCCCTCTGCCTCTGAACTACCTCTGCCAGACGATGTCCGCGACCATAAATGACACCACAACCGTTATTAACTCCCAAGATGTGCTGATGGAGGTGATGCGCCTCACCAACTACAAGAAGAACCTTCTGCAGCGCACTTGCCCCACCATGCTGGACAAGTACCAGTGGAACGGTACCGGTCTGCGATGTGTGAACGACCCCATGGCCGGTTTCTCCGAGGCCATGAACGTGGATGAGCAGCCCAACGGTGCTTTCTCCGGCTTCTACTGGACTGACCCCACCGGTCGCGATCTGGCCACTCTGGGCACACTGGACGTCCCCAGTGGCAGCTTGCGTGGTTCTTACACCTCCGGTGGCGTGACAGTGTACTTCTCTAACGGTGTGCCCGTGGTTGTGCTGGCTGGTACTCCCGCAGCCGCTGCCGTGACCTTCCCTCTGTTCTTTGCCTTCCGCTCCACGGAGAAGCTGGTGCTGAGCCCTTTTGTGTTTGCCGATGACTGCGAGGATGATACCGGTTTGTTTGGCTTAAATAACATACAGCTTATTATGAATTTTAAGAGCGGTGCAGCTCTGCAGCGCATTCTGCGCACCCGGTCTAACGGTGGCTCCCCTACCGCTGTGGTCGGCACAGCACCCCTTGTGGCCCCCGGTTCTATCACATGGAACAACGGTGCGCAGGGCGGCGTGTGGGCCAACGCCACCATCAACGTGCAGTTCCTCACTCCCTCTCTGGATGTGCCACTGCCTCCTAAGAGCGTGGTTCCTTACATGGAGTTCCCTCGTTACATCACCCAGCAGCAGAACGGCACTGCACCACCCGGCCAAGCGACTCAGCTGCAGTCTCAGACCATCACTCTGCCCCAGATTCCAGATCTGCTGATGATCTACGTGAAGGCCACCCAAGTTGCTGGCTACCCCGATCCTCAGTCTCCCGAGTACGGCGACTGCTATCTGCCTCTGGCCAGCTCCTTCAACTCCAACGTCAAGAACCCTCTGACTGTGAACTTTGATAACTTCTCTGGTCTGCTGTCTTCTCACACTACCGAGGAGCTGTACCAGATGTCTGTGGCCAACGGTCTCCAGATGCCTTGGGCCACTTGGTCCGGTTCTGCCCGCTCTGCGAACGCAGTGCCCGCTGGCCAGCTTACCTACACCAGTAACGGTGCTACTGTGCCAGCCAACCCCTACGTGGTGGGTGGCCAGACCCGTTCCACTGTGGGTGGCTTTCTGGTGCTGAAGCCCTCCAAGGACATCACCCTCCAGCCCGGCCAAGCCCCATCTCTGGTGGGTAACTTCACTCTCCAGTTTAACTTGCAAGTGGTGAACACCTTCGGGTTCCCCGTGGTGCCCACTCTGTATGTGATCACTGCCAACAGTGGGTTCTTTGAGTCCATCCGTGGGTCTTCCCGTATCATCAAGGGTGTGCTCTCTGAGCAGGATATCATCTCTGCACCCATGGCTGCATGCCAGACCCACTCCGGTCTCCACCGTCTGGTGGGTGGCTTCTCCTTCAACAGTCTGGCCAACGCCTTCAGCAAGGCCAAGGAAATCTACCACGCCACCAAGCCCGCTGTCAGCGCGATCAAGAACATGCTTCCAGAGGGCAGCATCAAGAATGCGATGGGCACTGTGGGCTACGGCACTGGCGCGGGTAGCGACGGCGTGCTGGGTGGCCCCAAGGGTCGCCGCGGTCTGTCTGCCCGTCTGATGTAAATAAAAATCTGTGGCGATACTATAAGATGTCTCTGGTTACCTCAGTGAATACGCAGCCAAGAAGTCTGGCTTCGCTGCCTATTCCCGCATCGGGTCCCACCGGTGGTGTGCCCGGCGCACCACCTTACTGGGACATATCCAGTAGCTACGCCGTGGGTGATAAGGTGAGTTACTCTGAGGCTGGGCTCTTTCGTGTCTGTACCGCCTTGACGCCTCCTTCCCCCGGCCCCCCACCTCCTCCATGTAACGCTTAACGAAGTACACACATCCGTGCGTCGCCCCCGTGGGACGCGGCTCCTCTCCTCTTCCCCTCCCACGCCGTGCCTTACCCCCCCCACGCCTCGCACCCGCGACCTCCAAGA